TTCAAGTAGAACTGCTTCACAAGTATGGGATGGAAAATCCTCAATCTAATCTTAGGGAAAAAGTAAAAGGAGTTGCGTTTAGTGAATCTATAGAAATTAGGGATCCTTACACTAAGCTTCCTACCAAAAAAGAAATCAAACCTTACATGGTCGATAACCTTAGGCAATATCTTGAAAGAGAACAAATTCTATTCTCCTCTTTTGATGAAGAACTTTATACCCAGTTAATATCTTATGTGGTAGTTAGAACTACTCAGTCTGGAAGACCAGTCTTTGAGGCAGGTGGTTCAGCGGTAGATCATGCACACGATGCTTTGATGCTAGCCCTTCTCGCAATAACTCAAAACTTTGGTGAATTTAGCAAGATTAAATCAGCAACAAATACAACTACATTTTCTAATACATTTTTTATGCCAAAGCAAAAGAATGAGGAAGACAGTGATAGTGAAAAAGAATCTGGATACGGAAAGCATTTCTTGGACACAAATAGAACACAGGGATTAAAAGCTGGAAGATCTAGAAAAAGTGGATCTAGACAAAATACCAGGAAGATGTTCTAAGGGTAATTATGGCTATTGAAAACCTTAACCAAATTCAAGCAGTTGAATCAGATATATTTGGCGACTACCAGCTTAATGGAGTATCGCCTTACGCAGATTTAAACAAAGACGCAGGTAAAAATAAGTTTCAACTTAAATCAGACGTTACAACTTACGCAGCTGGTACGGATCAGTATTACAGTGTTCCACTAAAAGCGGTAAAGGATCAGGCAAAGAATACTTGTGATGATTTACTTTTTTTTGTAGATGAATTAGAAAAATTATTAAATGAGATTAGCTTAGACCCAAATGCTACTCCAGCTATAAGTGAATATCACAGGTATGTATGGAGTGAAATATCTAAAATAAACGATCAATCTTTAGGAGAGGGTACTCTTCCTAATTTTATCTCACATGCAGAATATCTATATGCAGAAAAACATGGTTGTAGAGGATGTAGAAAGTTTACAAAAGAATATGATCAACTCATATCTTCAACTACTTTTGGTCATATATATTCTTTTAGAAAAATAGCAAAAGCACTTATCAATGAAGCTGAGTGCATTAAGAAATCACTAATGACAGATTTTGGAGATGACTATGAAGACGAATCACAGCAACAAGTCGCAACGTACTACCTCTACTGGCTCAAAATGGCGACCCATTATCAGAGGAGGTTTGAAGACGCGATCCCAGCCTCTCCCGTCCTTCTCCCAGAATCCGAAGTGGATAAAGTCACTAAAAGACAAGCCGGTCAATTTCAAGCATTTTTTTCGATCAGAGTAAATTCAGAAACAGTATCAATTAATAATCAAATAGAGTCTTTGAACAAGGACCTAGGTCAAGACTGTAGTGTTTTTTATGAAAAGTTTTTAGGACCATCTATAAAGTTTAAAACAAAAGTTGGAGGAGATTTAGCTTTAGATTTTAGAACGACTAACATGCTCTCTCAAATGCCTCGACTTGCAGAAGAAGCGATAACTGCTGTCTTAACTATAGAAGGAAACTTTAAGTCTGTTTTGACAGATCTTCTTGAAAGAAGAAATATAATGATCAAAAAAATAGATTCATTATATCAATCAATAATGCAAAGAAGAAAATATGTTCTTTACATTTCTCAATTAGCATCTAAAGCTATATCTAAAAATAGAATAGTTACTTCTGAATCTAATGAAGAGTATATATCAGCAGCTTATTACGCAGTTGCCGATAGAAGTTCTATAACAGAATCATTAAAGTCTAGTCACTCTTCATTGGATGATTTAGGCGAGGATAATCACCCTCAGTATTTACTCAAAACAGGTGGGGTTATATCAGGCGATGTCTCGGTAGAACCTAACGTTACTATTGATGGAGTAGATTTAAGTACTCATAGTCATACGGGATATGACGGTTCTACTAAAATTAGATCTATAGACATAGATTACAATTCAGTAAGAGACGATTATAAAAACAGTGATCTTCTAAAAGTTAAAGACATTTTAGATATTAAGATAGAATCCTTCATACCTGATATACTAATTGGTGGAGTTCCAGTAGCAGATGTTGTAGTAAGCATTAATGTTCCTGATGAGTTAAAAGATAAGTATGAATTTGAGATTAGATACATAGAGATTTGATATGACTTGGTTTAGCTATTTAAAGAATGATAGTAATATTTCAGCGTCTCCATATACGCTTAATTTGTCGAATCCGCCATTAAGAAAACGGATTATCTTTTTCTGACATCAAAGAAACAATTCATGCAAACGATTGGTTATTCGTTGATTTGTTAGATAACGAAATTAATTACCTATATGATGCTAATCTAGTCAAGACAGAACAAGATCATTCTTACGTAATGGTTTATGAAGACCCAATAGATTCAACAGATGCTACTCCAGTATCAACTACAATTCTGGATAATTTAATTTATTTTAAATCTGCAAAAGAACATTCTATTGGTCCCGGAAATGCCGTTAATTATAATCTTTATTATGGTAGAGATTATATAAAATATATAAAGCCAACTTCTTACTATAACTACGATATAGATGAAACTGTTTATAAGTATATTCAATATGATCAATCTACTATCAATTATTATTTATCGGGAAATAATTCTCAAGACAATGCGCCATTAAGCGCAACTCCTAGTGACGTTAATCTATATCAAAGTAAAGTTGATAAAGACTCTAAAGAAAATTATACATTAACATTTTTTAATGATGGAGTTGATTGGATAGATAACAAATCAACAAAAGCAGAAGTAAAAGTTGTAGGTAATTTTAGTGGACCTAAATTTAAATTAATAGGAAATGTTGGTCCAGATCATGGAATTTTTAAATATAGAATATCTACAAAAATTATTTCTGATCAACAGATAGAACAGGTCGTAGTAGACTGGACAAATGTAGACTGCTACTTATCCTCTGGTCTTTTGGAGACTGAGCTTATTAATATAATAGATTTAGGCTATGAGGAATATATTATAGAAATAGAAACTTTATATGATAAAAACGTATTATCATCTGGAAATAATATTTTAATTAAAGAAATACAATTTTTAAAAAATTATAATATATCTCTAGGTGAAGAATCTATAAATCCTGATTTATCATTTATATCTATAGGCGGAGTAAAATAATGGCTATTGTAAAAAAGACACTTCAAAATTTAAAACCAGGAAAACAATATTTATTAACAGTTAGGGCAAAAGACGCTGACTTAAATAATACTTTAGACCCTTCTGCTGCTATAAGATTCACTGTTCCAACAGACCAGGTTGAACCTACGTCACTTGGAAATCTTCAAATATCCGTAGGTTATAAAACAGCAATGGTTAGCTTTAACCCAGCTGATGATCTTAACCTAAAAAACTATGAATATAAAGTATACAAAGAATCTCAAGTAGAACAAATTGGATTACATTACGAGCCTATATCAGAAGATGATTATGAGATTCAAGGTTTTTCTAGCTCAAACGTATTTACTGTAAACCTAGAAGAAACTTCCTATATAGAGCAAGGTACTTTTGTAGAAAATGTTACAGATAGTACAATTACAACTAACTTTGAACAAATAAAAGCATACTACTTTGTTAAGGTTAGATCAATCACTACCTCTGGAGTAGCATCAAGTTGGACTCCTCTTCAAAAATCTGGACAAATTCCCTTTATACCATCAGCTCATATACAAGAGCTCAGCGCTTCAAGAATCACATCAGGTTATATAGGTTCTGCTCAAATAATTTTAACTGGATCAGACTCCGTTATAAAATCTGCTTCATATAAACCAGAAGTAGGAAACTTAAGAGCAACTTTGTCGACAACTGGTACTGAAGCAAATAAAAAACTAGTAACCTTAACTCAAGGGACAACAAACGGCTTATATCCAGGAATGTTTTTCTTTATTCCTGGAGTAAACCTAGCAACACCTAACGTTCTTGGTCCTGGTAGATTTGGATCAAACTCTCAAATAAGTTCAATTGTAGATGAAACTAATTTTACAGCAACTGTTAATCATTCTGTAGCTGGTTTAGTTGAATTTACTTGCTACGCAAAAGGATGGAATATCACTGGTGATGGCCGTGTCAACTTTGGTGGAATTCAGGGAATCACATTTGACGGAAGTCAAGTTCGTATTGGTTCAGACGCAATTATCGACCCTGGTGCTTCATTGCCAGAGGCTAATATCTTTTCAGTAACTTCTGGAGCACAGTCTTTAGTAATCGGAAATAGATCTGGAGTTATTGGATTAAAGATTTCTGACACTGCTAGTGGTAACGTTAATAATAACTACTGGTATGTAAACGGTTCATTTAAGGTCGGCAATGCAACAAAGAATATATCCTACGATGCAACTACTGATGCTTTTAATATTTCTGGAGAAGTAACAATAGGCGGAACAAGTGCTACAACAGTCGCTAGTAACGCAGCATTAGGTGCAGAAAATCCAGCTACTAGAATAAACTCTAATTCAACCATAATTAAGGGTGGACTAATTAGAACTGGAACAATAGAGTCTACTGGCTTTAGTTGGCCTAATACTTCCTCTACCTACTCTTCAGTCGGCACAAGAATAGATCTTGATAATGGACAAATAGTTTCTAAAAATTTCAGAATAGATGGATCTGGGAATGCTAGCTTCAGTGGATATATAAATGCAACAAGCGGAAATCTTACTGGAAAACTAACTGTAGGAAATGTTCAAGTTGGAAATAACTTAACAGACGCTAACGGAAGTGCAAGCGATTTTCGTGGAATAGTACTGAGTAACATTAAAGGCAGTTGGACCAATACATGGCTTGAAAGAGGTGATGGAACAGTTTACTTTAGGGCAACATCTAATAAATCTTATCTTTACATGGATGACACCAATGCAGCTATAAGTTTGGGCAATGGAGCATTTTACGTTGACAATGAAGGTAATCTTACTGCGCAAAAAGGAAATTTTTTAGGACAATTAGAAGGTGCAACCGGATATGTAAAAGGTGACTTTAGGGTTTTAGAAAGATTAAGAGTTGGAGATGGAGCTGCTGTAGACGGTACTACAGTTTGTAGAGTTCAAGGAGTTGGAAATACTGCTACTAATAGATATCCATTTGTTGTAGAAAAATTAGATGGAACTAACACTTTTACAGTAAGAGAAGATGGTAGAGTTGATGTTCTTGTTGGTTCCCTTTATGTTGGCGGGACCATAGTATCGCTGTCAGGACATTCTCACGCTTATCTCCCTTCGTCTGGGGGAACTCTTACGGGTACGCTCATAGTCTCAGCTACAACTTACGCAAGGGAAATAAACATAACAGCTGGATATGACATTAACGCTACTGGAACAGGCTCTAGCATAAATGGAGCAACTGTAAGTGGGTCAATTGTAACTGGAACAAATTTCAATCCAGCATACGTAACTTTAGGTAATGGATATGGCGTTAAAAGCGATTGGTCTCCCAATACTGATAATACATATGACTTAGGGCAAGATAATACAGCTACTGGTTCAGGATCTGCCGATAAAAGGTGGAAAAGATTATACTCCAATAATACTTCTATATCTACATCTGATATCAGGTTGAAAAAGGATATAGAAGATGCAAGTTTGGGTCTTGATTTCATAGAAACACTTAGACCTGTTAGTTATAAATTTATAGTTGGAAGCAATGAAATAGAAAAAGATCAAAATGGAAACCCCATAATCATTGGAACAGATGAAAAAGGTGGAGAAATTTACAGATTAAAGCCAATACCTGGAGTTAGAAGGCATTGGGGATTTATTGCCCAAGAAGTAAAAGAAGTAATAGATCAATTTGGAGTTGAAGATTTTGCTGGTTGGTCAATTAGTAATATTAATGATCCAGATTCTAAGCAGTCTCTTTCTTATGAACAATTTATATCCCCTTTAGTTAAGGCCGTTCAAGAACTTTCTCAAAAAGTAAAAGAGTTGGAATTAAAGATTCAAAGCTGATATACTAAGATGTCAATTCAACTAAGATAGGAACGACAATGCAAGAACCAAATTTAGATGTGAATTTAATTATTCAAACATTTCAAGAAAAGCTATCACAGCTTACAACAGATTTAGTGGTTAAAGAAGCCACAATCAAACAATTAAATTTAGTCATTCAAGAGCTTCAGACGCATACTCATGACGAAGATTTTTCAACACCAGTAACTCAGATATCAAAAAAGGATAAGTAATGGCAGCTAAAAAAGAAGAAGTAGCAACAGAAACAGTAGCAGAAGAAGTACAAGCTCCTAAAGAGTTTAATATTGGAATCAATATTTCCGATAAAAACTTAGCTTACAAGAGCGATTTTAATGAAGCAGAGACTATTTTCTGGCTCGAAGCTGTAAAGAATTTGATTATTCAAAAGACATTTGAAGCAGCAGGAATGCAAGACAAGAGCTAAATTCTTTAGCATATATAAATAAAACACTACTATTTAACATAGTTTAGTTTTATATACGGGAAGTATCATGGCCATTAAAGACTACCTTCCATTCCAAAGAGTGGAAAACGAAAACAATTTCGTTGCAAAAACGCTAGAACCAGATGAGCTAAGATCTCTTAGCACCTCCATGAGAATAGCTTCTATTGCCCTTGGCTTTAGAGGGGTGGCGTTAACTTCTAATACAAGAACTGTATTTGAACCTGCCCCATATGACTTTGAGAGAATTATTCAGGCCATAGATACTGACTCGTATGTAAAACAAGGTTTCAATAAATATAAAGAGCTTTTCTGGAAAGAGGGCTGGGACATAATCTCAGAAAACCATGAAGCTAGATCTTATCTTTATCAAAGAATAGACTTCTTGGAGATAACAATGAAAAGACCTTTCATTGATTTCTTGAGTGAAATAGTCGATCAACTTATAAAATTTGGTAATGCATTTGTGGTTAAAGCTAGAGCCGATATAGGTGATTATTTTCCTACAACTTTAACTGCAATCAATGGAGCTCAACCGATAGTTGGTTATTACCTAATACCAACTGAGCAAGTTAAAATTCTTAGAGATAAGCATAACAAGCCAAAAAGATATAAGCAGCAAACAAACCCTTATACTTTTTCTCCCAATACCTTAGCTCCAGAATGGCCAGCAGATCAAGTAATTCATCTTCATTATGATAGAAAAACCGGAAGAGCTTTTGGAACTCCGTTTATAACCAATGCACTTGACGATGTTATAGCCCTTCGCCAAATGGAAGAAGATGTGCAGAACCTTGTTCATAGAGAACTATTCCCATTATACAAATATACAATTGGAACTCCAGAGCAACCAGCAGAGCCCGATGAGATCGAAAGAGCTTCGATAGAGCTAGAGAATCTAAACAATGAAGGTGGATTGATTCTTCCTCATAGACACGATGTATCTATTATCGGATCTGGAGGAGCAGCATTAGATGCAATACCTTACATGGATCACTTTAAGGAAAGAGTGGCTATTGGACTAGGTGTTGCACCTCACCACCTTGGTATGACTCTTAATGGTGGAAATAGATCTGTTACAGAGAGATTGGATACAGCTCTCTATGATAAGGTAAAAAATTATCAAAGACTATTTTCTGAAATGATTCGACTTAACATATTTAATGAGTTGTTATTTGAGGGTGGATTTGATCCTATCGTTAATCCAATGGAGTCAAATATCTCTGATCGTTGTTTCTTTAGATTCAAAGAAATAGACGTAGATACTCAGGTTAAAAAAGAAACTCATTTAATTCAAAAATATGTAAATAACATTGCAACATTAGGTGAGACAAGAGTGGCTCTCGGTTATGAGCATCCAGAGCTAGATCTCTCTCAACTATACTCTGCGATTCAAGGTAAGGTTCAATTGGCCATAGCCACAGGGGCAATTAACTCAAGTTCATTTAATCCAGATAATCAAAGCACTAGCGTAATAGATACTTCTCAGCCTGATTTGAGAAAAAATGGCAATACAGAAAAACCTGCCAATAAGAACCAAAGCCTTACCCCTGTTGATAAAAAAACAGCTCCCGCAAATAAAGGCGTAGATAACACGATGCGTCCAGCTAACCAGTATGGAAAGAAAACTTCTCCAAATATTAAAAGAATGGACAATCAATTCCTAACCACTATTGAAAATCTCCTCGATGAAGAGTATACTACTATACGAGATGATTTCGATCAATTAGATACAATAGAGGTTATAGAAAATGGTAAGTCAGAATAACAAAGAAGACAAAGATTTCTTCAAGGCTTTAGAAGAGTTTAGAACAGCTGTTGACAATGGTCAACTTCGTTTGGCATTGATGCACTTAGTGATAGTGATTGACGAAATAGTCGATGTACTTTCTCAAGAAGAAGAAGACGATTCTCCAGCTCCAGCTACTGAAGAAGAAAAAGCTCCTGCTCCAAAAGTAGAAAAAAAAGTAGCTTCAGCAGCCTTTGAAAAAGAAAAAGTATCTGAATAATATTTCAATAAGATGAAGCTATTAATAGGTTGTCCGATATATAAAAGAGAATGGATTTTTCCATATTGGATTTCCTGTATTGAAAGTCAAGGAATTGATTTATCTAATATAGGATTTATTTTTGAGGCATCTCCGGATGACGAACAAACAACCCAAATGCTGGAGAGATACAAAAAGCACGTTAAGTCTGTTGCTTTATTCGATATAAGTGTGAGAGAAGATATTCCTCATTTTTATCACGAAGAAGGGACTAGACAATGGAGCATCTCTAAGTATGAAAATATGGTTTCACTTAGAAACTCTCTGCTTACAAAAGTAAGAGATATCAAACCTGATTATTATTATAGTTTAGATTCGGATATACTATTAACCAATAGCAACACAATTAAGCTTTTAACTAGCCATATTCAATCAGGCGCAGACGCTGTTAGCACGGGAATGTTTATGACCCCTACAACAACAATGTATCCAGGTGTAATGAACTGGCATGAAGAAGAACAAGATCTAGAAAAAGCCTATAGAAAAGAACAATATCCTTTAGGTACTTATTTTAAATCTGACATAATCATGGCAGCAAAGATGATGTCACCCAACGTTTACAACAATGTAGACTACAAACTTCATCCTCAAGGGGAAGATTTAGGATGGTGTGCAAACGCTAAAAAATTAGGGTATAATTTATATTGTGCAAGTTATATATACACTCCGCACATTATGAATAAAATGATGCTTCAAGATTTCTCAAACAATGGAGATCCTAGAGGCAGTGTAACTTATAGTAATTAGTAGAAAGTATGATATTTTCATATAATATTGTTCAATCTTATAAAAATCAATTTACTATAACCTTTGAATTTAAAGAACCATTATTTGGAGTAAGCAAATGACATTTGAGTTTGTAGAAAACTTTACTATACAGCTTCCAGATCTTTCTGAATCTACATATGATTTCTCTGAAGGATTTAATGAAAACTATGGCCTCATAATAGAAGTAGCAGCAATCCACGAACGGACTAACTGCTAACTATAATAACTATTCTGCAGCTGAATTAGAAAAAGCATTACAATCTTGGGTTGATCCATATCCAAAACCAATCATCATGAATCATGATCTTAGCTCAGAACCAATTGGTCGAGTTATAGCTGCAAAGATGGACAAAGAAGAAGATGGTTCTCATTTTGTTCGTTTGCAGATTGCCGTTACTGATCCAGTAGCAGCGCAAAAGATTTCTGATCAAAGATACCTCACTGGTTCCGTAGGCGGTCGTGCCGGAAAAGCAGTTTGCTCCATCAGTGGAGAAGACCTTGCTACCGAAGACGCTAGCGGAAGACCAAAAGCTCCTAAGTACAAAAGAGGAACTGTTCACAAAGGAAAAATGGCATATATAGATATGCAGGACATTTCTTTTAAAGAATACTCTTTTGTTAATCAACCAGCCGATCAAAGATCTAGTGTTAGATCCAAGAAGGCTGTTGATGGCAAAGTAGCAATTTCCGATTCAGAAGACTGGGTCGCAAAGAGCAAAGCCTTTGTTTTACATATGAATGAAGAAGATATCGTCTCTATTAGTGAGAATGAATCTATATTACATAACTTAAAGAAAAAAGAATCTAGACCCTTGTATCTCCACATGAAAGGTGCTTTCTTGTCGGCAATAGCCATACAGGAGAGCGAAAATAGTAACAGTGAGAACTCATCATTACTATCTAAGGGAAGTGAAGATATCAATAGCCATGAGGAGAACTCAAATATGGACGAAAACGTTAAGAGTGAGGACATCCTCGCTGCTGTAGAAGATCTAAGTCAAGATCTTTCAAACATCGCTGCAGGCACTGTTCAGGAATCAGATCCTGAAGTATCACAAGACGATACAGAAGCTCCAGAAGCTACAGAGCCTGAAGAGGCCCCGGAAGCAGAAGAGTCGCTCAAGACTGAAGAAGAAGTAACTGAAGAAACGGTTACGGATAAAGAAGATTTAGAAGTTGATCCAGTTGATGCCCTTAAAAAGGCAAATGAAAAAATTGCTCAACTTGAAGCACAAATTGCAAAAGACTCATCGATAGCACCAGCTGCTGATGAGCAAGAGTCTACAGTAGTTCCAGAATCAGCAGAAGAACTCGCCTCAGAGGCAGTTGAATCAGCTAATTCTGAAGTCGCTGAAGAAAACAAAGTAAATGAAGATTCAAAGGTAGAGCTCACTGACAACAATATAGTCTCTGAGCAAGATGCTGATGATTTAATGAAAAAACTCCATTTACTTGAAGAAGAAAACAAGAAGCTTAAACAAGCTCTACACCGTACTTTGGCTGAAAGAGTTGTCGATACTAAAATCTCAATAGGAACTGAATCTGTTGAAAGCAGAGAAGAACTTATTAAGGATCACGTAACTAGATCAGCTGGTTCACTAGCTGATACGTTAAGAGATCTTGCAAAGCTCCCAATATTCAAAAAGAGCATTCATGGTCTTAGTGAGTCTATCCTTGAAAATGACGTTGTCTTAGAAAAAGAAGAAAACGTTTTAGAAGAGGATGACGAAGAGGTTATCGAACAACCAAAAGCAAAAAATAATTCAGTTGAAGAACTGTTTGTAGATGCCTTAATGGGCCGTCGTAAACTTTAATCATAAAAATATACAAGGAGAAATTAAATGAGTTTAGCAAAATTTCGTAAAGTAGGAACAAAGACCGGTTCAGGCCGTTTCTTGGTTTCTTCAGGTTCTGCACCAGCAGCCTACATCCTTCCAAGCATCGCTCTTCCAACCTGGTACTCAGATTCAGAAGATGATCGTTTTGAAGTCGTTATTCCAAAAGGAACAATCCTTTCAGTAGTTACCGATAGTAGTGGCGATTCACGTTTCGTTCCAGCTAACGGTAGTGCAGGAAGCGTTACTTGGGGTGACACAATTTCCGGTTGGAACCCAACCGCAGCAGCAACTCCAGTTGCTGGCGCATCAGGAGACACACAGGCTGTTGCAGCCTACTCAGTCCCAGTAGGCGTTGCGCAATATGATCTCTATAGACCATTTGATAAAGGAACCTCACAAGGTGCTGGTTTCATTACAGGTGGCTATGTAGAGTACCCAATGGTAACAGGAGTTAATGCGGATCTAGCTGGTGGCGATTTAATTGCTGCTGACTTTATGGGTCGTCCAGTAAAGCTTGCAGCTACAACTGCAGCCGCTGGTGCATATCCATGGTTGCAGGTTGGTAAAGTTGTCGAAGTCGAGAAGTTTGCTACAAACTTTGATGATGGACTTCTTTCCTACATGCAGTTGCCATCAGATCCAGGTGCACTTAAGACTGTGTTTGAATTAACAAAGTCTGGCGCATACCAGGGTAAACTAGGTATCCGTTCAAACCTAGATGTAACTAATGTAATTGGCGCATTCCGCGTCAACTTAACATTGTAATAATAAAGAAAAACACTAACAGGAGGAATAATCCTAAGATGAGTAAAACAATCCAAGAACTCCTTTCGGGTCTCCCAGCTTGGGAAACCGCATTAGCTGAGGATGGGTACATCGATTCAGACAACAGAGTTACTATCAAAGAAGCATTTTCGTCACCTGACGCAGCTGCACTCTTTCCTAAAGTTATCTCTCGTACTCTAAGAGAGGCAGCTGAACCACAGTTGCTTGTAACCCCTCTCCTTTCGGTAGTTCGCCTTGGCAAAGGGCGTTCTCTGGAATTCCCAGCAGTTAATGCAATTCAAGCAGCAGAGATTCCCGAAGGGCAAGAATACCCAGAGCAGGCACTCGCCTTTGCAAAGCAGATTGAAGGCAAAGTCTCGAAGAAGGGCGTAAAGCTCTCCTTCACAGAGGAAGTCATTGCTGACTCCCTTTGGGACATTGTCGGACTTCATGTTCGTGCAGCAGGTCGTGCTATGGCTCGTTTGAAAGAACAAATCGCACTTAGCCGTTTCAAGGATGCAGCAACTGTTGTATTCGACAACGCCAGTGGGTCGTATGATGATACAACTGGTAGAGGAATCGCTGGCACAGCCAACGGTACCATTACCTGGGATGACGTAGTTGACATGGCAGCAGTGCTCATGGCAGAAAAGCACATTCCTACCGACTTCATCTTGCACCCACTCATGTGGTCAGTGTTCCTCAAGGATAGCGTCTTCCACTACGGTGGTGCCGCTTCTGCAGTTAACACAAGCTGGGGTTACCGTCCTCAAAATGCAGATGGCGCAATAAACGCCACAGCACCTCTTGGCCTTAACGTATTGGTTTCACCATTCGTTAGCTTTACGGCAAAGAGTGGCGAAACAGCTGCAAAGTCGGACATCTTCCTTATCGACCGCAATGAAGTAGGAACTCTCCTCGTCAAGGATGACATGAGCACAGATCAGTTCGATGATCCAAGCCGTGACATTCGTCAGATGAAGATGAAAGAGCGTTATGATATCGTAATGCTCGGTGACGGTGAAGGTATTACTGTTGCTAAGAATATCAACCTTGCACGTAACTATGAGGTTATTCTTACAAACGAAATTTAATAAAGCCTTAGGGAAGTTATAGTTACGGCTCCCTATGAGGATCGGGGACGGTGGTTTAATT